GCATTCAGACAAGAATTTGAAGCTTCTTTCGTCTCATTCACTGGTGGTATATTTAAGAATGACTGGATTAAATATGATGATGAAGAACCTGAAGAAGGTAATTATGTCATAGCAGTCGACCCAGCAGGTTTTGAGAATGTAGAGAAGGAAAGAGGATTAAAAGGTTCTAAACTAGATGAAACAGCTATTGCAATCGTTAAAATTGATGGTGACCACTGGTGGGTCAAGAATATCCTCCACGGTAGATGGTCTATCAAAGAAACTGCAAGAAAGATTCTCACAGCTGCTATCGAAAATGAAGCAACTACTGTCGGAATTGAAGCAGGGTCGTTAAAGAACGCTATACTACCTTACCTAGAAGACCAGATGAGAGTAGACGGTCGCTGGGTGACAATTACAGATGTAACCCACGGTGGTAAGAAGAAAGCAGATAGAATTACTTGGGCTCTACAGGGAAGACTAGAACACGGTAAGATAACATTTAACCCAGATAAGTCGTATATAGACGATTTAGAGACACAACTAATAGAGTTCCCTACTAGAGGCACTCACGATGATATTATAGATGCGTTGGCATATATCGACCAGGTAAGTGTAGCAGACTTTATGCACACTATAGAACTTGAGGAAGATTGGCAACCAATGGATGAAATGGCAGGATATTAACTTATGGCACAAGAAGAAAACGACTACCAAGCATTATCTAACTGGTTGATGACCAGACTAGACGATTGGCGTGATTTCAGAGATACTAATTATCTTGCTGATTGGGATGCCTATTATCGTACTTGGAGAGGTTTCTGGCAACCAGAGGATATGGTACGTTCTTCTGAGAAGTCTAGAATTATTACACCAGCTCTACAACAAGCAGTAGAAGCTTCAGTAGCTGAATTAGAAGAAGCTACATTCGGTAGAGGTAAGTGGTTCGACATTAAAGATGATATGTTGGACAACGATAAGAGAGATGTAGAATATGTCCGTAATTTACTACAAGAAGATTTAGAAGACACTGGTTGTAAAGATGCTATCTGTGAGACATTCTTAAATGGTGCTATCTATGGTACTGGTATCGCTAAGATAATTGTAGAACAGACTAGTAAATTCAGACCTGTCTCAGTACCTGTAGAGGGTACTATGACTTCTGTGAGACAGATTGAGGAGTATGCTTCTATAGATGTCAAACTAGAAGCAGTATCTCCTAAAGAGTTCTTAATTGACCCAGCAGCGAATACAATCAATGAAGCACTAGGTGTCGCCCACGAAGTATATAAACCTCGTTATATCTTAAATGAAGGCATCGCTAATGGTGTCTATAGAGATGTAAACGTACCTGCAGATGTAGATGAAGTAGACTTCGGTTATGACCCAGAGATTATGCAAGATGCTGGTGACCAGATAAAGATTACAGAGTATTGGGGTAAAATACCTGCTAAATACTTAAATAAAGACGAAACAGAAGATGATTTCGAGTACGATGAAGATGAGTTAGTAGAAGCAGTAGTTACTATCGCTAATGACGCTTATGTTCTAAGAGCAGAAGAGAATCCTTTTATGATGGTAGATAGACCTTTCGTCTCTTACCAACACGATATCGTACCTAATAAGTTCTGGGGTAGAGGAGTATGTGAGAAAGGTTTTAACTCACAGAAAGCACTAGATGCTGAGATGAGAGCTAGAATTGATTCTTTGGCACTAACTACTACACCTATGGTAGCTGCAGATGCTACAAGATTACCTAGAGGTATCAAGTTAGAAGTTAGACCTGGTAAGACTATCCTTACTAATGGTGACCCTAAACAAGCTATTATGCCTCTTAATTTAGGTTCTACTGACCCTAATACGATGCAACAAATTAACCTTCTGCAATCTATGATTCAGATGGGTACTGGAGCTGCGGATGTCTCTAATGTACCAGACAGAGCAACTTCTGCTGGTATGTCGATGATGCAATCAGCATCAATTAAGAGACAGAAACGCACACTAATGAATTTCCAGAATACTTTCCTAGTACCTATGATTAATAAGGCACTATGGAGAAAGATACAATTTGATGTCGAGAGATATCCAGTTGTAGATTATCAGTTTATTCCATACTCTACTATGGGTATTATGGCTAAAGAATTAGAGATGCAACAGATGGTCTCTATGATGCAGTCAGTTCCGAAAGATTCTCCAGCTTTCAATATTCTTTTGTTAGCAATCTTCCAGAACTCTAGTATCCATAATAGAGACCAAATTGTCAATGCACTGTTAGAAGGACTACAACCTAATCCTGAAGCACAACAGATGCAACAGTACCATCACCAATTACAGATGGAGCAGATGAAGGCAGACATTCAGAAGACTTTAGCTGAAGCTCAAGAAGAGATGACTAAAGCGATGAAGAATGCTAAAGAAGCAGGTGCTAGTGGAGACCAACCTAATCAATTAGATATTCAAGAGAGATTAATTAAGTTACAGAAAGAATTAGCACAAATAGATAAGATGAAGGCTGATACAGAAAGCACTAAAGTTGAGACTATGAGAACAGTACCTGAAGTTGACCATCTTAAATCTGAGACAGCACTAAATTATGCTAACGCAAGAAGACAAACAGTTTTACCACAATAGACTAAATTTAACAGAACAGGACGGTTGGAGAGACTTAATTCAAGAATTAAAGAATCTCGAAGACTTGACTAATCAATTAGATAGTGTGGAAAGTGAAAAAGACCTTTGGTTCGCTAGAGGTCAGTTGTCGATTCTAAGATAAATTATTAACTTAGAAGAGGTAACAAAACAGGCGGCAGAAGAACTCGATTTGTAGCTCTGCCATTAGATATTTTACGAAAGTCAAATATCATTTATTAATTCCATAATCCATAAAGGACGGAGAAAAATATGACAAGTATAGTAGTAGACGCAGAAGAGTCGACTGGTTCAGATATTCCTGAATCAACAATCGAACCAACAACAAACGATGCAGTAGAAACATTTGAAGCTGCTGTTGATGATACAGTAGAAGAACAGATAGTAGCTGAAGCTGAAGATTCAACAGAAAATGTAATACCTAATAAGTTTGCTGGTAAGAGTACAGAAGAAATTATAGAGAGTTATCAGAACCTCGAAAAAGAATTGGGTCGTAAGGCACAAGAAGTTGGAGAGTTAAGAAAACTTTCAGATAGTTTCCTTCAAGCACAGATTCAACAAGCACAAT